AAAAAGTCCAATTTTGGACCAGCAAAGTTAACAGGTTGTCCTGCTGTAGATGCTGATGGGCTAACTGGGCCATTCAATACGTCTGTTGCAAATACTGGTTGGGCATCGCCCGAAACAATAGTAATATAAGCCATTTTTAAATCTCCTTAGTATATGGACACAGAGGTCCTACTTTTATTTATACCTTTTGGCAAAAATTAGGAGTTAGGCACTGATTCTGGGTTGTTTATTTGACGATTTGCCGCGGTAAATCCACCAGCAAGACGATTCACAGCCTTGGCCATGCCAGCCGACGTTGCCATTACCCAACCTTCTTGTCCAGGATGCTGTAGATCCAACTGTTGTAACACATCCATCTTGATGTCATGTAACAATCCCCAAGCAGTAAATGCCGCGGCCATGCCGGACAAATTACTGCGTGGACTTTGTAGATATTCTACAATGTTTTTAAACTTCTTGGGCGTGACACGTTGTTGTAACCAGGGGCCAAAATCAGCCAACAGATTGTCAAATCCAACACCCACTCTGCTGTTGATATAATCTATGCACAACTTGGGCAAGTCAGTAATCTGTAGGGCACGAAGTTCAGCCGGGTTAAACAGTTGATCAATGGCGGCACCTTGACTGCTATAAACTGTTTTGAGTTGTTGCATTAATTCTTTATTTGGTCGAACATTTTCTTTGGCATACACTGGCTCTAACAATAGCAATCCAGGAACTGATTTGAAAGGAACTGTGCCAATGGGTTCTTTTGGAGCACCAGGGTCGGCATATCGGGTGTGCATGGCAATGCCAACTTCACTAGCGCCGATGCGCTTGCCCACATCACTGTTAGCTGGAATTTTGTATTCTATAGTGTTGGGTGTAAACACATAGTTGCCAGTTTCCAACGGAGGAGTATCCATATACAGCAAATCGCCTTGAACAAAACCTCTATAGTTTTTAGGAACTGCTGCATCTAACATGCCCCAGAGTCGATCATATATCGGCGCAAGATCTCTAACCCGAGTGGCAGGTTTGCCTAGTGCAGCTGCATCCGCATCTCTTGCGGCTAAATGCTGTGTAACTTGTCGGGGACTTGTAAACAAGCCGTTGTAGCCTTTGGCGCCAAATCCTGACACATCAGTCAGTATAAATGTTCCATTGGCGTCACGACCAAATATCAGTGCTGGTTTGCCGTCCCATTTGACAGTAGTGGTTTTACCTGTGTCAGCGGCAGTGTGTCGAACAATGTCCATAGCTTTTTTAATGCCCGCACTGCCGTTACGGAACACATAATCTTCAAGATGTTCAATGCCCTTGGCACGACCGCCTTGCACTTCAGCTTCTACAATGACCTGCATGCCTTGATTAACAATACGGTCACGCAATCGAGCCAAAAAGTTTACTTCTGTGTATCCAGTAACTGGTGGTAGATCTGTGCTTTCCATAAATGGCAAGCCTTCTCGTTCCATGTGCTGTTTAAAGTCAGCCAGCTTGGCTTCACGCTTGGGATCTGTGCTGAGTGCTTGTAATATGTTTTCTACCGAAGCTAGGTCTTGTCTTGTGGCTGTTTTGTTCAACAACATCTTGGCCACTTGATCTGGATCGTCTGAAATGATTTCGTTTGTATTACGATCAGCAATACCGCCAATTTGGTTTAGCTTATAACCCATGCTTTTAGCCAAGCTGTTCATTAACACATTACGTTCACGCCCTTTATACTTTGAATCAGCTGGCATTGCCCCTAACACAAATTTTGACCAGGGCACATTCTTTAACAACATAAAATCTGTTTGCACATAGCCGTTGGCAGGATTTCCAATGATGGGTGTAAGAAAATGTACCGCTGTTCCGGATTTTTTAACATAATCTTCGGGCTTAAACCCATGACTAGCGGCCCACTGTCGGAGTCTTGCTTCTAACTGTTCCTTGGTAACTGTGTTGGCATCTACAGCAATGTCCAAGTCACCCGAAGTATCTTTGATGCCGGTAGATCCCAGTGTATTGCTTTGTAGATCTAATCCGGGTAACAATTCTTCAAGCCAAGCAAGAGTAGGCTTGACATCTGTTTGATTGATGCGTTGTGTTACAGCCTGCCCTTTGCTGTTTTTAAATACGTTGCCGCCTTCTTGTAGAGATTGCATCATCTTAATCCCAATGCTGTTTTAATTTCCCGTGCCGCATAAGGATCTTTGGCTATGGTTTTAAGATCTTCAATTTGTTTAGAGTTCAATACCTTTGACAACGGAGTAAGCGAAGAGACTTGGCTGGGATTTTTTTCTCGTTGTGATGCTCGCTGAGCAGCGGATAATTGTTGCATGGCCTGTCCAACCATCAACAAATACTGTTCTACTGCGGCTTGATTGGCTTGAGGATCTTGCTGAGTAGCAACAACCTTGGCCAGGGCCTGATTCAACCCACGACTCATGCTCGGCATGGCTATTTCTACGTCGGCTAGACCAATTCCAGAAGATTTATCTTCTACTTTTGATGCTACCCAGGTTTTGAATTTCTGGGCATATCTGCTTTGCAACGGAGGCGGTGCTTTGATGCCTGCAGGTCGAGCTGTCACTGTAGGGGCCACTGTTCCACCTGCAGCAGGTTTGGCTCCGGGCAAGTCTGAAAATGCTTCGTTGGTCGGGCCAGGTTGTTTGGCAGCAGCCGCAGCAATTCGTTGTTGCAGTTTTTCATACTCAGCAGCGTTGGGTAAGCCAGAATTTGATTTGGTAATTGTAGAGATTGGTGCTGTATTAGTGGCCGGCGCAGCCGGTGCCACCGCGGTCTTGGGTGCAGGTGCAACAGGTTGTGTCTGTGCCATGGGTGTTTGTATTGATGGTCTGGGTTGTTTAAGCCATTCCGTGGACAAGTTCTTTGCCCATGCTGTCAAGTCAGCCTGTTGTTGTTGGCCCACTAGTCCTTGATAATACTTGTTTTGGGCATCGCCGTAGCCTCTTGCGCTGGTAAATGAGTTGGGCGTGTTCATAGCGACTTTGGCCTTGTCAAACGGAGCCTTGACAGCATTTTTAATATCCGACCCTATTGTTCTAGCTATATCGCCCAGGCCTTCTTGAACCAGTGTTATTTCATGAATTTGCATCGGTGCGTCTCACAGTGCGGGTAAATTTACCTGGATCACGCTGGCTAATGGCATTGATCAATTTACGCTGTAGATTTTGAGCATCGTCGCTACTGTAAGTAGAGTCAATCTGCTCCAACAAGCGTATAGCACTGGCTATCACATTAGATGCACGATTTTCAATGATGTGGCGCTGATCGCGCTCAATATACATTGAGTCTAATTCTTCTAATAAACTGCGAGTTTTCTTTTGCATTTTGGGCCAGAACCTTTTTATTATTTATTGGTTTTGTCAAGTTACTTGATTCAAATACACTGAACCAAATCTGGAAATGCTGTTTGCCAACTGTTGTTTCTACGGGCGTCCCAAGTTTTAACAAATTGTTGCCAATCGTTTAGCGACTCAGAATCTAACAAGTTTGCTACTATTTTATGTATTATATGCTCTGCTGGATATTTTGCTTGCACTAACTCTCGAATTGTTGGGGGCATTTTTGTTAAGGCCCATGTGCCCCAACACTGATGAATGTTAATTTCTGTTGGGTCTCCAAATAAATTGGTGTTTAAGTTATCTTTTATCCAAGTTTCTAATCGATCAAAGTAATATGTATTAAGAAAATTAGCTGTAAATTCTACTCGAAACATCAAATTCCATATGTCTTTGTTTTCTCTCAAACGAATTAAATTTTTACTAACTTTACTCCAAGGCAACGGCCAGCGCACATAATCAAATTGTTCGTCAATGCCGTCTAAACTTGCGGCAAAAATTATTGTTTTAAATTTTCTCCATTCGGCGAGAACTGCATCGTTGGGATAGATAGAACCATTGGTTGTATAGTGCAGTGTTACTTGTTCTGGATGTGGTATATGTTTTATAAATTTTAAATGTGTGTCTGTAAATAACGGCTCGCCACCAAAAAATCTAACATATTTTAATTTTGTCAACGATACTGTATTGACAATTTGATCAATTAATCGGTCAATGGAATTTTCAGGTCTGATATTTATTATTCCATTGGTTAATTTTGACTCTTCTTTTTCCCATAACGAACTGCTGCCTTTATCACAAATTACGCAGGCCGCATTGCAATTTTTGTCTAAATTAATATCAATTGTCACTGGGTCTTGAGACGTTTCAAAATCATCAATCCAGTCTGGTCCAGACTGCCGCAAACTTTGTTGTCCTGCATTTTCTAATGTTTGACAGGCAGAACATCCGTCGGTCCAACTGTTGATTGTTTCAAATTGCAATTTACGATTTTGTAATATTTGAGAATCAAACGGAATTTTCTTATAGAAACAACAAGGCCCTACTGTGACAGAATTGTTTTTGATTACATTAAACGAATACCCATTGGATAGGTATCTACAAAATTGATTTGGCATTTTAGGTCAGGGCCTTTTTATTATTCAATTGGCGTTAAACAGTTTGCCCTGATCTCTATCAATGGTATCAAGCACGGATGCTCAATGGCCCAGGCAACAGTGTCAGCAATATGCGTTAACTCTAACCAGTTTTCGTGCCCGGGTATTCCATCATTTAATCCGCCAGCAATAATGTGTGTAGTTTTGATATTATTTAAACCATTTAACTGTAAGCTACGGTCCTTGAGGGCTCTCTTTTGTATTGAGTATTTGGCATAAACTTGATCTCTGGCTTGAGCATCATTTACACCTAGATATTCAGAAGTGCTACCTATATTAATAATATGCCCACGAATTCCAGCTTTTGCCCATTCCTCGTGTGTTGCTTCTAATAGAGCTAGTTGGCCACCACCACAAATAAATGAACTATTAACAAATACATCATAGTTAATAATTTGTTCTCTAAAATAAGTTTCGCTGCCAGCATCCCAGAATCTTAAATCATATCCAGTGGCACGACTGGCGAACTTGGCTGTTGGAAAATAATTTTTTACCGCACTGGCTACAGTAATATGATTTGGGTTTCCGGAACATAGCATGTTCATAATAATTGACTCCATTCAGGACATAAGTTTTTATAACTAGTTTGTCTTACCTGATCGATTTTTTCAATTTCGTCCCAGAAGAGTTGATGATTTTTATCGCTAGTTTTGATACTGTTTACTAGTTCTGTCAACTGTGGGTAATTCAAAAATCTTTCAATTAAAATGTTTTTAACAGTATCATTTAAATGCAAAATATTAAAGTTTCCAATAACACGCTGAAAAATCAAATTTACAGGATCGCCGTAACGATTGGTTGACAAATTAACTCGATACCAATCAACCAGGTCTGGCAGATAATACAAATTTAAATAACTCCAGGTGCAATTTATGTTAAACATATGGTTATGTGGCATGTTTTCTATATACCACTTTATATTATCTGTTACAGCATTCCAATCAGCACCGGTACGTTGATAATTAAATCTGTTGCCTATGTCGTCGATGCTGAAATATAGTTCAATTAATTGACATTCCTTCCATAATTCTAACAATTCTTGGGACGCTCGTTGTGTAGCGTTGGTATTGTAAAATACTCGAATATCACTTAATCCTTTAACTTTTTTAATTTCTTTAAGTAAATTAATATGATTATTACTCATCAATGGTTCACCGCCGCCGTGGATGTGTAAACTTTTTATATTTTTAAGTAACCCTGGGTCAAATGTTTCAAGTTGATTAAATTTTTCATACTTAAATTGATCAATTGGATGAAGAGGGTAAAGCGTCTGATAATCGGATACCCAGGCTGTGCTATTGTGGGGCCCACATACGACACATTTTAAATTACAGAGATTTCCTACGCTGTAATCTAAACCTTGCGGAGCATCTAAATCAATATTGGTGTCATGATGATAGTTTTCGTATAGTAGTTGGCTACTTTTGCGTCTGCTCATTAGACCATGTTCTTCAGCGTGGTAACAGGACCTACACCCAGGAATCGGAGTATCTGTTTCTACACAACGTTTTAATTCTGCTCGTTCGGGCCCATTCCAAATGCTATCTAAATCAAACGAGTCTGATTCTTTGATAAACCCGCTGAAAAAACTACAGGGGTTGTATGCCAAATGACCGTTATGTGACCATATAGCAAGATTTTTATATATTTCATAACAGAAATATTTTCGATCTTTCATGACTGTTTAATTTGTCCTAGTAACTGTTTCAATTTGGCACTTTGCACATCGGCAGTGACTTTGCTAATTTCCCCAGTGTCAGCATCTACAGTTTCTTTACTGACCATTGTGCTTTTTGCTTTAATACTATCTAATAGATTACCTTTAGCAAACGAATTAACCGGACCTGCATCTTCACCTGTATCTGTAATACGCATGGTTTCGATATTGTAGTCCAAATCAATTTTCATGCCTACACCCGTGCTACTACGACTCTTCATGCACTGTATCTGATACTTTCCACGCTCACGCATAGCACGGCTTGTAAAAATACCAAAAACATTGTCAGCAGTATTAATCTTACTGATACCACCTGAAATATGACTATGATCAAATTCAATCTCTTCTACAGCACTACGATTCAATTGACTTGCTGTCACAAACAGCACATTAAGTTCTTTGGCCAAGTTACGTAGTTCTTCACTCACATACTTATCTTTAACAAACAAGTCATTTGGACTGACTTTAGCACTGACCGGCATCAACAAGTCCAAGTAATCACACATGACAAAGTCAATTTTGATGCCGGTCTGCACTTGCACTTCTTTGATGTAACTACGAATATCATTAATATTGCTTTGTGCTGGCAATGCCTTGATACGATATTGTCCAGTTTTCTTTGACACCAATCTAACTTTAAGTGTTGCTTGATCAATGTCTTTGCGAATCTCTTTAGTGCTCATTCCTGCCAACATGGCATCGGTTCGCAATGCACACAGTTCTTCACTGAGTTCTAAACTGATATACACGCCACTTAGTCCTGCTTGTAACCAACTCAATGCTATGTTCATCATAACCAAACTTTTACCCGATCCGGATCCACCAGCAAAAATATTCAGTTCACCTCGACTAAATCCACCATACAAGATCTTGTCCATCTGTGGCCAGCCGGTGCTTACTTGTCCACCTGAGTTGAAGTATTTGTTAATGCGAGCACTAGGATCACTAAAGTAATCCGTGCCCATGTCTTTAGTAAGTGATATTTGTACCGCATCTTTGATTAATTTCTCTACAGGGTCATACTCGCCTTTTTCTAGCAAGTCTGCTGATTTTAAAATTGCACGCTCTAGTTCTTGTCTACGAGTAAAGCCTTCAAACTCATCCATGAACCATTCAAAGTGCCCTTCGTTTAAGTCTGGAATGTTGTTGAGTCGAACACCTGTGCTGGCGCTGATCTGTTCTACTGTGGGCAGTGTTTTATGCTGGTCGCTGTGTCGAGCAATAAACTCAGCCGCAGGACGTAGACTGCGATCAAAGTTTTCTGGATTATAAATGTTTTGAACACGCACATAACTTTCTGCGTCCTGCAACATCATTTCTAAGAACAGTCGTTGGACATCAAGTCCGTAATCTTTTAACAAGTTGTTTCTTCCTTAGTTCTATTTTAATTTTACTAGTTTCTCGGGCTTGCATTATAGTTACCAAAGTTGCCAGTCGGCCCCAACGAATCACAGCATCGTTTACATCTTTGACGTCAGCAGGCCAGTTGGGCATACTCACTGACCAGCCTAGTTCTACTGCACGGTCTACTAACCGCATACCAGCTTCGTCTTGATCTGGCACTACAATAACCTCACGTCCTAGGCTACGTATCAATCTGACCTGGGCATCATTGATCTCTGCATGTAACACAGCTAGGCCATTGATACTGAGCGCATCAAACACTCCTTCCAGCACAATAACATTGGTCCAGTTATCGTGCAACAAATCTGTTCCAAACACATAGCCAGATTGTATGTCTTGGATATATCTAGGTGTGCGATTGTCTAAGAACCGTGTGGTGTGTCCTACCACTTGATTATCATAGGTAAACGGGATTACAACACCAGGTCTAGGCATTGTTTTATACAAGAATGGGTAGTCTAAAGATATGCGCCTATTCTGTAAATATTCTCGTGCAGCGTCATTGAGTGGCTGTGTGTCAGCTGGCAGATCTTGATCTTCGAATGCAATACTTTGCAGTTGTTGCATGATCGCTTGACGTTCACCCAACAAGCCTTCAATTGATCGATGCTTTAGACTTTCAAGATTAATGCGCTCAATTTCTTCTTGTGGCACATTTAGCCATTCAAGTAATCGACGAGCTTTAAATGTTAGGTTACGACCCAATACAAAACTTGCAGTATAGCCACAATTGAAACAGTGGTAACTCCATGCACCATCTGTGTTGGGCTTAATGCCGCCGCGCTGTCGTTTGTCTTGCGTATCTCCGCGATGAACACAACAGGGTGCGTTGAAACTTATCCAACCACTAGCTGTTTGTTTTCTTTTATTCGGAAGAAAAGAAATCACATCAATCATGCTACGATTATAGCAGATTTATCTACTGACTGCAAGTGAGTTTGGTGTTATCTATAAAGAAGATCAACCACATAACCTGTGCTGATTATGACCGCAGCACCTGTTTGGTTCGGATTATTTGGATACACACCTGCACCCATACCTGCATTGGGCAAATACCAATAGCCCGAACCACCATTGGTTACTTCGATTCCGGTTACTACACCTTGATTGATTGTGGCCACTGCTGTAGCCCCTGCACCATCACCGATAAAGTTGATCTGTGGAGGTGCCAAATATCCACTGCCGCCGTTGGTAATAGTAACACTGGTTACTACACCATCTTCTGTGGTTGCATAGGCTATTGCTGGTGTTCCGGGTTGTGTCGGAACAGCAAATATGCTGTTGTTAAAAGCTAATCTAAGCAAAGGATGCCATCCTACAATGTTCATATAAATGGTACGAGTTTCATTGTAGTAAGTAGTTGACTCAGAAACATTGTACCAAATACTTTCGTAGTTTGGCGCAGCCTGAGCTTTGATCGTTCCAGTATATCCCACTAGAGTCATTTGTATAGTTGTAATGGCATTGGTGGGTTCGATGAAACTGCTGTAGAATTCTGTGTTGGCAAAACTATTCCAGTAGTTGCCGCCATTGGGGTTGCCTGACCAATAAGTGCCAGGACTATAACTGCCCCAGGCAGTGCCATCTAAACTGGCCTGAGCACTTAATTTAATAGTAGGTATTGTCAACGGAGCACTGGGCACATGTTGCGGCAGTATACTATCTACAATGTTTGCAGGAGCACGAGCGCCTGCTTGTGCATTGGTAAACACTGCTTCTGTTAAATTGCCACTGGTACGTTGAATGCTGTAGCTAGCAGGCTGTGCCAATACCTCTAATAGATCTGCCGTGGTCAACGTAACCTTTGCACGACCTGTGGCAGCATTGAGTATAACCATTGGTTTTTCAACCAAGATCTCAGAGCCAGCAGTGCTAATAGCACGGAACAGGAAATCACTTCCTGTAATGTTGACAGGTTTTTCCTGCTGGTTGATAAACTCAAACAACAGCACATTGTCAACGCCTTTGTTTATGGTTAGTTGTTTTGCATACACGGGATCGTACCTATAGATAAAAGTTTCGCCTGCACCTGTGTCCATGAGTAACACTCGAGTAATTTGCTGATAGATATAGGCTTGGGTTGAATACATACAATATATTTAGCGCCTTTGCTAGACCTGGCGAAATTGGTCTGGTAAATATCCGTAGACATGACAAACGATTTCTTTGAAAAATTAGCTGAAAAATACCCATTTATTACCCTGTGCGTTTACGCATCAACGGAATATGTAGGTATTATACAAAATCAAGATGATGCAATAACTACAATTTATGATTTTGGTGCCATATCAAATGCAGATCTAAAGCGTCATTTTTTAGAATTGGCCAATGTTTGGTGGTGGGAAAGTAATCGCAGCATTCCTATCAACATATTCCTTAAAGGTGACTGGGACATATTCAGACCGTATCTTAAAACTTTTACCAATAAAGATCTAGAAGTATTACACGGACCTATTTGTAGTTTGGCAGAAATGAGTCGTAAAAAATCCAAGCGTAAATCAATTACTCTCGTTAGGCGTGTTGAGTAAATTCATATGTAGTGCCACTAGAGCTGCATAGCCAATGGCATGTGCATGTTTGAACACAAATCCACGGCTATCATCCCCATCCCATACTGATTCAAATACTTCAGCCCAGGGCCTAGTTTGTAAATGAGCTTTGCCAGGGCGAATAATACTGATAAAAGCTGCCATCCTCGGAATTGAATCGGGTTGCATTGTCTTCAACAACTCAGTATAGTTGCCCACATGAACTAGTTGTCGGGTCCACTCTGAATCAGTCCATAAACGCGACCACTGTGGTTCTTTAGCCAACAACTCTTGATAGTGGTCTGGACCAGTAATTAATTGATATACGGACATGTTTAGTAAATCAATTTTAAAATACCCCAACTGCTCAGCCGATTCGTAATCTATAGCAGCACAGGCATTAACAGGATCATACGGAATATCTGTAACATATACACCCGAATTGTGTCGACGCACTTGTCCTTGATGCAGTTGACGTGCAGGCGTAGCACGAATCAATTTCAACAGTTGCTCTCTGTCTGCCAAGTCAATGTCAATATCTGCGCTCATTACCATCCTGCCTTAGTTAATATATCTCTAGCATACTCTTGGTCTGCTGGATAGTCTTGAAATTTCTTCATCCAAAAGTCTGCATCGATGTAGGGCCATACCATGGCCACTTGTGTGGCATCTAATTCGCTTAGAAACTTTTGTCCAGATTCACTGTTGTAAATGATCCAAGGGCTAATGCGACCTGCAGTCACAGCATACACCATAGCATTGGTGTTGCCATAACGTAAGCAATCTTCTGCTGGGTGACCCGACTGCTCTGCCCAGTCAATACCAAACTCCACAGCACGGGCCAATGCATCGTTTATATTTTCCACACGCAAGTAATCGGTTAGGTATTCAGTATATACTGTATCTTTGCACCAATGGTCAATCTTTTTGTTTTGTTTCAACACCCATTCTACAAAACGTGCTGGATTTACTGCACGAATGTCTACACAATAGCGACCAAACTTCACAAATGCACGATAGTAAGCACTTTCACAAAAGTCATCAAATGTTTTTAGCTTGGCACTACCCTGTGTCAGTTCATAGAACTTTAAATAAGCATTGAATCCTAAACGCACCCCTGCTTCATCTCGTTCCATACGACGACGTCGCGGTTCGCATGAATGCACCGCAAGACTAGACTCTTTCATAAAGTCTTTACGACAATACTGACAGGTATAGGTCATTTCTTTGTGTCTTGTCCTGAGGCTCGTAAATATTCATCAATGTCTTTTTTGGTATTGATCTGGGCCATCAACTCTAGTTCATCGTCTTTGAGATGTGGATATAGTTCTGCTAATTGTTTACGAATACTACCAGCACCGGGTTCTTTTTTCTTAGGAGCAATCCACTGATGACGCTGTGTACCTAACCCCGGACTCACTGTGGTAGCACACAGCCATTGTAGTTTTGGATGCCGATTGATATTGAAAAAATGTTTGTTGAGTCGTTCGTTAGTTGAGATCAAGTAAAACTCTTGCAGGTCTCGACTGCCTTGCACACTTGAGCCATATCGAATCATTAAGAAGTTGCTGAACTTTTTACGTTCTTCCACAGTTAACTCACTGTAAAACTCTCGATCCTTACGATCAAATACAGCCATTTCATTGTTGATACTAAGTTTATCGCTCATTGGTTTTGATCAATTGATATATCATTATAACACGTTCCAGGGCTTCTTGTAAAGTGGAATTGGTTTTGGCCATTCTGCGGATTTCTCCCCACATTTGATCTTCCATAATGTGATCATGTAAAGGTCTACCATCACTTGTCCTTGGATCTACATAATTGATTGCCATTACCACGCCAAGTTATAGTTTACCACTTCACAGTTACGACTGATGTCTTTGACAAAATACACACACTCAGGTTCATCGCCTTCGCTGATTGGCACACACAACATTTGACCATTCTTTAGTTTAGGCGCATACCACGACACTTCTTGATATATGTCAATGATTTCAATGTCCGGAAAGCTGGGTCTGAAACTGCTGAGTGGATTGAATTGAAATGCTTTAAACCCACGATCGTTTATGGATGTCAATGGCAATACTTCAAGATCACCAATGTCGGGTTCGCCGATTAGAATCTGCCAGTCCACAGGCATACGGATTCTGTGCGAACCTATTCGTAGCACCAGAGCTGGCGCTGTAAAACTTTCCAAGAAGATTAAGGGAATATAGTGATAGTCTGGGTCCTTGGGGTCGCTGTTGTCAAAAATAGCAAAGCGCATGTCATCTACTTCTTCCGGAAGGTGATCTAGATCAAATGGTTCATTGTCAAGTGTTAGTATTCTCATACATGTATTATAACATATTTTACTATAAGTGCAACCTTTATTTCCATTCCAGTTTCTCTTGTGTAAATGGATAGTTGGCTTCTTTATAAAACTGTTTGCGCTTGGTCAAATGGCGCTTGGCAAATTTACAAGTGCTGGTCACGTCCCAGATCTGGACGTGGTCCTTGTCTTCCGCTTTTCTAATGCCTCTTCCAATTGATTGTATAACGCGGACAAAGCTCTTTCCGGGCTCCACAAGAACCAAATTAAAAATCCTAGGCAAATTAATACCCACAGCGGCCACACCGTAAGTCGCCACAATAATCTTGCCAGTGCTGGTGGCAACTTCATCATACTCATCTTGTCTATCCTTTGCTTTGGTTGCTCCACTGACAAACACTGCCAGGTCACCTAATAGTTCTACCAAGGCATGTCCCCCGGCTACTCTATCTACTAACACCAATGTATTGCCTGTGGCATTGACCTGTGCAATCAGTTGAGCTATTGTTTTAAGTCTATCGGGTTCTTCCAATAAGAACTTCAATTCACTTTGGTAATTGGTAAACTCTGCGTGGTCAACCAACTGCACAATGTTCACATGGCACTGAGCCAACACGCCTTGGCTTTGTAGTTCACTGGCAGTGAGTTTGCCAATAACCGGGCCAAGACTACACTTGAGTGCTTGCGACTCAAATGGTTCTTTAGGTATGGTTCCTGTGAGTCCCCAACGTATGGGCACACGACTCATTACCCCAGTCAGCAAACTCTTTAATGCATCTGCCTTGGCCATATGCACTTCGTCAACAATAACACACACTACATCTTCCAAGAACTCTTGTATGGTTACATCACCCACTGAGTTCTTTGTATTCTTCAGCAAAATATTCAAACTTTGCCAAGTGCAGATGGTGTGCTGTCGTCCCCATTCCTTACGGTCGCCAAAATACACACCCACATCCTGTTGCATGTTGATATAGTCTTTTTCTGTTTGTGTTACTAGACTTTTGTTAGGAACAATTACCACTGTGCGGCCATATGGCGCTACTGCATTGCTGAGTGCGGCTGTGATAACTGTTTTGCCAGCACCTGTGGCAATCTCCTGGATGCATTGTGGATCAGCCAAAAAGTTGTTGATGATCTCCACTTGATAGTCACGCAACACCATTGGTTCGCCTTCTAGCGGATGACCTTTGCCCCAAGCAATATGACCAAATGATTGCTCAGTTACACTTTCAAATTTGAATGTGGTTGAGTAGTCACGCTGGTCATCCAGTTCAATGTCATAGTTAAACTTTTCAAGTATAGGAATGATCTCTGGCAACAGGTTCACATAAGTGCTGCCACCTAGTTGGAAGTAACTGACCTTGCCATCCCATCGTCCTAGTCTAACTGCTGGCAAGTAACGGGCACCTGGCACATCATACTTGAAAGCTGTAACCAATGCACGACGAGCATCAAGTTCAAGTCCTTCTATTTTGATATTGACTTCATCACGGATTATAATTTTAGCTGTTCGCATTGTAACAGTATAACATACTTATTTCTGCGAAGTCAAATATTATGACAGTTCCATTGCAATTATTTCTTGAAGTTCTTTCCACGGTCCAAGTAATTTGATTACCGTTTCGGTTAGTATCTTTCTGTGTTTACAAAGTTGAACCAATTTAAATATAAATTGTTCTCTTTCTTGGACTGTAAACGGAAGATTAGGTATGGTATTTTTTGCGTAATTAAGCATTGTGACCAGTTGTTTTTGGTTTAACTTAAATTTTTTATAATTAGAAAAAATAAAATCAGCTGCTGATTGTTTTTCTTCGGCTGTAATTGCTCCCCATCCCATATCTCCACCTATCAATTGCCAGTGTGTTTCTATATTATTATCGTTCGCCCACTGAATCCATTCTAGTATACCAAAAATATTCAATGGTTGCACCACCATGACCAATTCCAAGTGTGCATTAGGTAATTGATTTTTATAATTTAAAATATTTGTTTTAACCTCATTCCACTTTGCAGGATATCTAATAAAGTCATAATAATCATTAATGCCATCTATACTAAAACGAAGACTTAAATTTTCAAACGTTTTTAAAATAGAAATGTGTTTGTCATTACAAATAGTTCCATTGGTTATAAACTCAACATTGGGTATTTTTGCCGTCTGAATTGCTTCCAATATTTTTAAACAATGTTTGGAGTAAAAAAATTCACCGCCGGCAATATGAATGTATTGTAAGTTTGATAGTTGTTTTAAGGAGTCTAGAATTAAATCTGTCTCATCAAAATTATAGATCTCAGTAATCCATCCTAATTTTTTTTGTTCTGCAGCGACCGAACTACTATGTTTTGGGCCGCACATTATACAAGCTAAATTACAAGTGTTTGATGGAAAAATATCTAATTCTTGTATAGCTGTCTGTTGCAACACTAGGTTTTGGAAAAATTTATTTTTAAGTTGTCTTACACTAAGTTGATTTTTTGATTCAATAGTAGAACAACTATTGCATCCAGGAGGCAATTCGTCTTGAGTAAGTAGGTGTTGTTGAAGATTTTTTAAAAAATCAGAATGTAAATAGTCATTAACATTTGTAAAAGCTGGCAGGGTTGTGTCTTTATAAAAACAACACGGCCTAAATCCCATTGAATTTAAATTTTTATTGTCTTCAATCCTGACAGTTATAAATGGTAATACACAATATTTTTTCATGGTATATTACTATTTATAATAATAAAAAAACAGGTATCTTTTTACAGATACCTGTTGTAAATGGGTAGTTTGCACTACCCAGGAGCTAACTAATTAACTGTTCTTCATACAGGTACTAGCGGCCAAGGACTTCCAATTTGTCTCGGACACTTTGGTCAAGTCTGCAATCTTAAGAGCCATACGCAGGCTCATTTCACGTAAACGAGTTTGGTTTGCTTCCATAAACCCAATGATCTCATCACCTTGTTCCGAGTTAAAATCGTAGTCTGCGAACAACTCGCCTTTGAGATAAATTTGCTTGATACGCAAGAAGCGATCACGCATAGTGTTGAGTGTAAGGTCCAAAAAGTGGCAACGACTCTGCAATGCCTCCAAATGGTCTTGCAACTTCTTGCTTTTCAGATTTTGGAACTGCAAGTTAGTGATGAAGATACAGGCACCTTTGAAGTCAAACATGTCTGGAACACCTTCACGACGTAGCATGGCACTATCACTGTTCCAATAGATACGACGCTTCTTGCCAGAGTCCAGGGCGGCCTTGAGAATGTTCAAGCTCAAGTCGTCCTGGAACACTGAATCACAGTCATCAAACACCAACACATTGTTCTTGTCTGAATGTTTATACAAAGTGCAGTAGAGACCAATTGGAGTCATTGCACCTTTAATAACCTCATACTTGATCTTGCGACCACTCAACTGATCAAACAAGCCCGAATGCTCCAACTGTTTTTCAACGCCATAACTCTTGCCTACACCCGGAGGGCCAACTACAATCATAGCACGGACATCACCGGCAATTGTAGCCTTGGTCATTTGGTCTAGGATATCAAAACGCTCGCCAATACGAGTCATAACTTCTTCGTCAGTTTCCACTGGTGCTTTAGCCGGAGCAGTTGCAACAGGTGACTCAACAGAGCCACCTGCGGTAAACTCTATATCTTCAATTGAATTGACACGGATACGAACTACATCTGGCGTTTCTTCACCAAAGTAGCCTTCGGCATTTACTGTCACATAGCCTCCTTTAGCTCCAGTTTGATAACCTTTGACCAGGGCGAAGGTTACATTGTTTACGGGTTGATTGCGATAACTACCATTTTTTACAAGAATTGTAGACATTTTTAGCTCCTTAACTATGTTGTTAATATGTGTATATTATAAACTAAATGGATTTAATGGTCAACCTTAGTTGGCCATCAGTGTAATCTGCACATCGTGCCCTTCGTGGGTGATACCAACACCCACTGGGCGGCCCTCGCCAGCAAAACTGCTATGACGGCGATCGTAAGCCAATTTTTGAATTGCAAGGCGCAGGGCGGCACCATGCGATACTGTGGCTGTTTTTGTATAGATATCGTTTATGGTAGCATACATGCCAAAACCATCGATAATAAAACGAATCTTTGTGCTATTACTAAAACCTGATACGTGTCGCATGTTTGGGCTCCTTTTTAGTTTCTATACAAGTATTATAGCAAATGGACCATTTTGGGTCAACCGAAATCAGCAATCTTTTTATGCTTGGGCTGGCGCTGATAACGGGTTTTAAGCTCAACTCTTTTGGGCTTAAACGGGGTGTTGCAGGAAAACAACACCATGTGAGCGCGAGTTTTGCGGGACGTTTGCTTGACTTTCATAATATCATAATTGTAGCAAAATGGACTTTTTTGGTCAACCACAAAAAAACCCTCCAAAATGAAGGGTTTTTAGCAGGTTAGTATATACTAACTTTAGTCTTCATATAGTCCAGGAACAGATATAGTAAGGTCGTGCTCAAGTGTTGACCCTGGATTTACTGTATAATGCCATGTGCCTTTTCCTAATAATCTGTTGGCTTCTTGCTTGACTCCGTCAATAATAACATTAGTACGAGGATCTCTGACGCCGTGCTCGTCGTCGACTGCAACATCTGTATATTCGTCAGGCCCGGTGCTGTATGTAATTACCGACCCAATATCTACTTCAGTATAATTTGCTACAATCTGGCCAAATTCTACTGGATTACCTTTTACAGAAATTATCATGTGTTTGGTTCCAAGAAAATCCATTGGGAGTTCAAATGTAAATACAGTGGGTGATGTTTGCTCGCTTTCGTTATCGTCGGTTTTTTCTTCTAATGTAACCTCACCATCGAACACTGTGGTTCCGTCTAATACTGCGGTTATTTCAGCTGTACCGGATCCCCAGCCCGACATGTGTATTGTTCTGTTTGTCATATTGTTATTCTCCTAATTTTCTATATTTACCAACTTGTTATCGGCGTTCAATATCTTCTTCAACGCAATTGTCACCGTATTGTATTTCTACAATTTTTAACGGAGCGTCAGTTTCGTTACACAACTGATGCCATTCTTCACAATTGATATGTATATGCGTGTGCGGACCAAATGTGCCTACAAGCTCTTGATCGCTTTTTCTATTTATACCGTAAACTGTGGCAGTACCTTCGGCAACATGCCAATGCTCGGCACGGTCTCGGTGTCGTTGCATACTAAGTCGTTGTCCGGGCATAACAGTAAGTTCTTTAACTTTGGTGCCTGGTACATCATGCAATACTCGGTAATAGCCCCAAGGGCGTAGTGCCTTGGGGGCTTTCCATTCTTCCAAAATCCAACTACTACTATTTGCTTTGTCAAATCCACCGACACCAAATGCAAATTGTAAGTTGTCGTCTTTGACATCCATTTCTGGAATATTTGAGTGTGTGCGATCACCACCGTTTGCAAAAATAATTTTATCATTAGGATAATGTGCTCGAACTTGACGTAGCAAATGGCAAGCAGTTCCGTCTTCATCGTCAAAAGTATATACTTCGTCTACTGAAGATAAGTTGTTTAATACACATAATCTTTCGTTCCACGGCATAAAGGCACGACCTTTTTTGCGAGTCAGCCACTCATCGCTGTTGATTCCTACAATCAACATATCGCCCAATAAACGGGCTTCCTTTATCAGTTTAATGTGTCCCGAATGGACCGGATCAAATCCGCCGCTTACTATTACTATTTTTTTCATGTAAATATTTATAGCCCATTAAACGGCCATGCTCAATAAACTGCCGTCGATCCAAGGAACAACTAAATCCTGTTGTCTTAGAGCACTGTGAGCATAAATGCTTTTCACAGCAGACTGGGGCAAAAGATTCTGCTCTACCAGTGTGTGCCAGTTGGTGTTGTGTGGATTTTGAGGAGGCTGGATGCTTTTGTAAACCACCGCATGTATCCACGGCTCCGAAGGCATTTGTTTAAAAAATCCAGCGCCACAATCCCATCCAGCTGTGGCCAACATATACATGAGACTAACCATGGTGTGATGATAATAGTGTCCATTGGGCAACGTATAAGCAAGTTGTCGACGATGTATTTGTTGAGTCACTGGCACAGTCAGTGATAGCATGCCACCAGGACTGGCAATATGCCACCAATTACTAAGAGTTTGTATTGGATTTAAGGCATATTGAAACGCATCGTGACACCATAGCACATCAAACCCACCATCTGGTACAACGATTGTGTCTTCAAAATTATATTGCTGATATGAAATATTTTCATGTTCTTTAGCAACCGACGGATTTCCGCCTAGGTCAATGCCGTAACATTTGATATTCAACGGCTGAGGATTGTCATCACGAGTTGTTCGTGTGGCCCACCAGACCAAATCGTCCCCAGAGCCACATCCAAGATCAACCACGGTGCGGAGACTCAGCATGAAGTCATCATACTCGTATAATTGATTTAGAGTTTCAAGACTGTGTTGATGGCTGTCGCCCGGGTGTGCAAACATTATACTTGAACATCCTCCATACCAGCTGCTCGTAATCTTACAATGTGCCCGAGCATGAAGTTTTTACTTTCCATTCCTTTAAGAATACCTAAATATCGATTACGTAGCAATGCAACTTCGTTGATTAAGGTTTCAAATTCAATGACCTCGTCCTCACCATCCACATACTTTTCAGCATCTCTACTAGTCAGCGCACGAGCATAACCTTCGAGATATTTTTGAAAATGCTTGCGGCGTATTTTGCGTAGTTGTATATTGAGATAATTTAATACTGCTTCAATTTCTTGCAGTTGATTAAATCTATGTTCTGTGATGCCGGGCAAAGCTGTAATATTTTTTTCAACAAGTCCACCAACTCGACAGTCGCGTTTGGCCTCGTTGAGTTCGTGTTCGTAATGCGTGATAAAATCTGGAATATTGCCTAGATCAGCTACAACTTTACTATACCACATATTCTTGATTTTCTATAAAGTATTGATCTAACCAAGGAAAAACTTTTGTATAGTCTAGATTTCTTCGTCGATCGATTTCAGCAAGGAATCTTTTGAGTTGGCTTATTTTTGCATAGTCAATTTCAGACAAAGACAATGACTTGTGTAAGCCATGCATATAATCTTTAATATTCTGATCCCAGTCAGTTTTTTCTGGCAGGCAAGCCAACACTTCATTGAACTCTGAATCAAAAAATCCAGCACCAAACGCACTACAATGTAGCCACGGTCTATTATCAACATGGCCAAAACTATGATGTATTTTTCTTTGCTTTCTAAAATTATTAAGATATTCAATCATTGCTGGCATGGTTTTAATAGTCAACGACGTAATTGTGCTGTTGACATTGAGCATGATCCATTTTTGATCGACTAAAAATTCAAAATTTTCTTTTAGTTGTTTTAAATCTAACCCGTAACGAACATATTCTTGTTCGGCCCCAAAACAATCTAAACTGACCATGATATCCAAACGTCCTATTTTTCGTTGTATCAATAATTGTTTCATTGATTCAACAAATTCCTCAAGTCTTGGTTTTGATATAGCCAAACTGGTAACAATATTTAATTCAAGGTCTGGGTTGGTGTTTTGTTTTACAAAGGCAATCAAACGATCAAAACTTTTTTGATAAAAAGGCTCGCCACCTAATATTTGTAACCTTCTCAATCCAGAATAGTTATTTTCTAAATATGCAAAAAATTTTTCAACCAATGCGTCAAAATTGCTGTGACGAGGTACGGGCATTAGATTTTTAAATTCTTTTATGTAGCCAAATTTTTTATTTTCTGCTTCTATACGAGAACTGTTCGATTCATCACAATAGATGCATCTTAGATTGCATACATTGTCAAGGAATACTTCTAAAATTCGAGGAGTAACGTGTATAGCTTCTGGATCTGTATCTAACTCTAGTGGATATAGATTTGGTATTTTTAAATGGGTCATTCTATCGCTGACACCACCTGCTTTTTCAATAGTTTCGCAATACTGACAACCACCCTGCGGAAATTTTCCAGCCAGTTGCAGTTTTCGTTGTTCCAGCCACTTTTCGTCGTTATGGAAATTGTTAAAATTTTCAGGAGTTAAAAATAATGGGTCAACACGATGGCAAGATTGTGACGTCCCTTCCTGTAACTTAATGGTATTCCACGTCCATTTAAGCTGACAAGCAACTCCTTTTTTAATTGGAAAATATTTGTCAGACATTAATAGTCGTCGTCTTCTTCAAAGTCGTCTTCGTCGTCTTCGTCGACTACGTCGTCATGATCTTCAACATAACTAGCCAAGGCTTTTTTGATGTCACTATCGCTTTTAAATGTGGATTTGATTTCGTCGGCACTTACGTCATTGTCAATTAATACTGATATCAGTGTTTCTGCAGCTTCGTCTCGATCCACTACATTTACATAACGTTTGAGTTCATCCCAAATTTCTTTGCTTAATTCTATACTCATGCTTATTCCTCCGCAGTGTCTTCATCAATACTTAGCTCAGCGGCTTCAACAGCTTGTTTACCAAACTCTGAAATAATTTTGTCCAGGCATCCATCATCATTGGCTTCCCACTTCTTACGGAACTGTTTGATAATCTCTCCATCCAGTGTGGTGTAAACCAAACTGTTGCCCTCTTTCTTAAGCAGGCCCTTTTTCTCTGCTAAATCAACCATACCCGAATATGGACTCATACCTGTAGCATAAGGAATCTTAACCTGTACACCTTCAAACGGTTTAGCATATCGTGTTTTCATAATCTTACAACCGGCACGAATACCATTTACTTCAGACACTTTATTACCATCTTCATCTTCTTTCAGCTTCATTTTTTTCATAGCAACCACAATACTTGATGCATAGATAAAGCCTTGACCACCTGAGATTTTATCATCTGGATCAAACATATCTTGTGACGCATAAGTGTGATTGGTACATACCATACCTACGTTATAACTACCAAACATGTTTACACAGTTACGAACAAGTGCAGTAAGTGCTTTGGGCTTACGACCCATGTCACCTTTTAAATCACCCGCTTCAAATTGATTCATGTCGGTTGGAGTCAACAACATACCCAACGAGTCAATAACAAATAACACTTTCATACGGTCACCGTCTGGTAATGCCTTATAGTCGATCATAAATGTTGAAATTGTTTTAGCAACGTCATCAATCATGGCCATGTTGAGCTTGAGCAACTTTTCTGGGCTGGTGTCTACGCCAAGTGCATGTAACCACTTTTCATCAAGTGCGTTTTCTGTATCGACTAGAATAGGAAAAATACCTTGCTCTTGTGCATGTCGAACAATGTTACCAGAACAAATGTAGCTTTTACCTGCACCCGACTCTCCGGCAAACACAGTTACTTTACCAAGTGGAATACCTTTGTTAAAGTCTCCTGATATAAGGTAATTCAAGGCAAAGTTGCCTGTTGAGATCCAATCAGTTGGATCATTAAATCCAATGCTCAAACCTTCAATGCTTTTAGTGATGTCCTTGCGGAACTTGCTGATGTCAAATGGTTTTGCCATGATTATTTTCCTTCTTTAAGTTTGTATAATTCTGTAAAAATCTTACTGCTGTCTACTCCACGCCGTTGATCCATTACTGCCAGTTGGTTGAATGAATTTGTCAAATTCTTTTCAATCGGTTGCGTTATATAGTGTAACATGTTCCGATAACTATCTTCAAGCAGATATCCTGGATTCTCGTCGATCTTTGATTGTAGTTTTAACTCTAACAAGTGTAACACATTTTCCGGTAAATGTCTAATATTTAGGTAATCCGGAGTTAGTAGTGCTCCAATAATAAAACTGTTGTTGTGGAATCCTAATACTTTAAGGTAATCAACACATTCAAATACTGTGTCATAATTTAGCAAAAACCATAACATGTTAAAACTTATTTTATGATCCAGTTGTCTGATTCGATTTAGATTATCTAAAAAATCAGACCAACGGCCACCAAATCTAATGTATTCAAATTCTTGTTCAATAGTTTCAACGCTCACTGTCCAATGGACATTTTTGAATTGACATACTGCATCAAACACACCAGTATCCACCTTGCTAAGGTTAGTGTTTATCCTTAAATTAACGTCGGGATTTAATTCTTGCAGCAGTTCTAAATTTTCTTTCATTAGTAATGGTTCGCCGCCGGCAAGATAAACGTGCTTCAATTGCTTGGCATGTTTAAATATGTATTCTTTAAATTTTGCTTGTTGTTCATCCAATGGTGTGGATATATCAGCATTTAATTCGTTGGCCCATTTGCTGCTAAATTCAGGACTACAATACACACAAGCAAAATTACACAAATTTGTCCAGCGTACATCGATAGTTTGTAAATCAAAATTATTGACTCGATAGGTATCAAGAGGAGTTTTTTTAAATTCTCGTATGTAGAAAATTCTATCACTAATAATATCAAACCCTTCTTTACCATGTTCTAGCTCATAACAAGTATGACAGCCGGCGGCTGGAGCATTGGCTATTATATTTGTTTGTTTAGTTACATTAATAGGTCCTAACAGTATTTCTTCTATAGGTAAATTTTTAATATCACCCAAGAGGCCAGTTTTACCATCACTGCGAATACAGTTTTTAACTTTGCCATCAAAGTTATACATCAATCCTGTCCAGGGCATAGGACAAAAATGTTTGTTTGTCAATACATCTTTTGGATTCATCGGTTCAGTGGCCCTAATGATATATCTGGAATTGTTAAATTATTATTTGTAGCCATGTTTAGTAGATCTAACAATGTTCTTGCCCAGTTGTCAACATCAGCCGCAGGAGGAACAGTTTTATCTGGGCTTGTGGCAATGTTGCCAGGGCGAACTATGGTAATTTTTACTTTGAGTCGGCGATGTCGTATTTGGCGCACTGCTTCTTCTAGTGTAACTTTTTGCAAACGATAATGGTCCATGTCAAGTCCAGACAAAGACGATACAGGTTCTTGTGTCATCATAGTGCTGACAACAATGATATGTTTGCCGGTGCCGGACCAACGTTTGGCCATTTCAAACAACAATTCAGTCTGAGAGTAGCTGCCTTGAGCATTGTTAACAAATACATCGCACGGTTCGATCTGATCACAAATTTTAGGTGTGTTGCGAATGTTGTTGCCTTCGCGTTGACTTAGCCCTACAATTTCATGACCATCAAGAACGTATTCCTTGGCAAGAGCTTGTCCTATGCCGGCGGTATGTCCTGTGATTGCTATTTTCATTGCATGCCTCTAATTTGTTTTTGTTTTGCTATATATGCTTCTCTTGCCACAGCATCGGTATTATCAACACTCAACTCAATAGGTGTAGTTAAATAAGCGTAACTGTGTTCAATACTGTGTTCTTGGGCAAACTTTTGAATGTTGAGTAGGTCGTCTACATTTAATATGCTGACTGTGGTCCATAAATTTAATTTGACTGGCATTGTTTTATACTGCATTAGATTGCGGTAAAAATCCGGCCACAGTATTGGCCAACGAACAAATTCAAAAACAGATCCAACGCCATCACAACTTGCAGTAACAGTAACTTCAATACCTTTTGCGGCAATATCAACCAGTTCAGTCAATACTGTGCTACAATTTGTATTGAGTCGTAAAGTTTTGAGATTAGGCGGCAAATTTTTTAATAGTCGTTTATAATTTTTACTGTAACTGGGTTCGCCACCATTGATATCCAAGTGAACAATACGCTCTTGTGGCAGGTTATAAAATTGTTCAATGTTATTGATAATAGGAAATCCGGGACCTGTCAAACTGCCTATTCTGGTGCTTAGGTTTTGGTTACAGGTCTGACAAGCGGCATTGCATAAATTATCTAATACACCGCCCACTTGCAGCCAATCTGTCTGTACGGTTTGTTTGTCTAACTCAATAGCATACTGTCTTATACTGTTGGGTTCAGTTTCTTGGCATCTCACACATTCATCAGGCCACTGGCCGCTGGTCATTAGGTGTCGAGCATTGATCAACCACTCACTGGATTCCATTGCCTCAAGCGTGGCAAACTGTGGTGCGTTGACCATGTGTCCGCATCGACTAACGGTGCCATTAGAATTAAATCGAACAAAATGATCTAATCTAGGACAATACATAAGTTGGATTTAAAATTTTTTGAGAATGACCAATTATATAATTGTATGCATCAAAATCAACTGTTTTAATATGCTGAATTAATTGTTCAAATGTCAATGATTTTCCGATACAATTGAATATAATCTCGTCTATTCTCAAATACATTTCATTATTTTTTAAATTTAATAGTTGTTCTCGAATCTCCAGTGTCACTGGATCCACACCGTTTGGTGGTACATGTAAACTGGTAATAGATTCAATGCTATCCATTCCTATGAAATTTAATCGAGCATCACTGTTTGTATATGTAGACAGATGCAATAACCAATGCAACTGAGGACAATAATGTCTATTTAAAAACAAATAATTTTTTGCAAACCATAATATTGTTGCAGTATCGAGCGTAGGATTATCTCGCTTGGTCATTTGAACGTAAGAATTGATTCCAGAAACAAATCTTTCTAGTGGACGTCTAATAACCACATCAATTTCATTGAGCTGTGCAATTTGTTCATTTATTTTAATTCGCCAATTGTTCTTTCTTGCTGCAATACGTAAACTAGAAGAACCATTTTTAAAAATAGAATAGACATACCGCTGTGAGCGTACGACTTCAATTACCTCACAGCGGTCTGGAAACAAAACGCGATCTAAATGCGATAGCATTTGTTACGCTTTTTGACGGGCCCTAATCATAGCCAAGATGTCTTGAGCTTTGTCTGAAGATGGTTTGGCCACTACCGGAGCACTGGCCACTGCTGGCTCATCATCAAAATCACTTGATGCCGCTGTTGCGGGTGCTGACTTGGCTTCAACTTCATGAACATCACCGTGTCCATCAACAACGGCTGTTGCTGGTGCTGGTGTAGCACTGCCTGCTGGAGCATTGACACCGGCTGGGCGGAAATACTGACCCCAACGTTCTGTGTCGTAGCTTTGACCATCAACACTTGCTTCAAACATTTC